AGAAGTACGGTGGACCACTGCCAGATTACTCTAAAAAATAAAGAATCTTAAAATCCTAATAGCGAGCCAATAACCCCAATAGCGAGCCACAACTACTTTACTTAAATAATATTGTTATGATAATTGATTGCGATGCTCATCTTGCTACATTGAATTGTTTTGATCGTTTGAGTGATAGAGACTGGAGAGAATCTTATATAAATGACAACCACGGAAACATAATTCCCATTGAACAACATATATCAGAAGCAAAAACTAAACTAGGTTTACAGAAACAAGTAATTAACTTTTTTGGAGGTTCTGTGGGTTTAGGTTATTCAATTGCTCCAAGTCTAGCTAGAGAAATCATGCAGGTGTATAACAATCACATGATTGATGTGATGTCACACAGCGATAATTTCTTTACTGCCACAGCCTGGTTATCTTTGCAGGATATCAATGCTTGTTTAGAAACAATGAAAAATATTCCAAATAAAAACTTTTTTGGATATTTCATAGATGATACTATACCATGGGGAAGTATTGAAGAAGTTAAACCAATTTTTCAACGAGCACACGATCAAAATATGCCAGTGTATATTCATATCTCTGGAGGCAAAGCCATGCAAGGCAGATTCTTTAATTATAGATATACTAAAATTATGTCCACGATAAAACAAAGAGAATGGACAGCACAATGCAAGATAGATCCTGTGGATCAATTTCTTTTAATGTTAGTGAGTTTATTAGAATGCAATTGGTGGAATGATATGCCCAATTTAAAGATAGTGTTGGCTGAAAGAGGCATAGACTGGATCAATCCTCTACGAGCTTTTATGATAGAACAAGGCCGACCCGATCCTTTGCCACGTCTACAAAACAATTTTTGGTTTACCACAGAGCCAGAACATATTGATTTTAAAAAGCACGGTGATCTAATAGGATGGGATCGTTTGCTATTTGCCACAGATCACGGACATGGTGGTATGGATTGTGGAGGATGGAACTATGGTCGAGATATAGAAACAATTAAAAATTTAGGTCTAACACAAGAACAAATGGATCAATTAACGCACAAAAACTTCCAAAAGATTATTCAACGATAATCATTTATATTCCACATTCTTTCTATGATCTATAACGGATTCTAAATCATTCTCTGATGGACATTGTCTACAGATAGAGTGTGGTTTACCAAAGTTATTGATAAACTGTTCTAGCTCTTGTTCTGAACAATCTGATGATAAACCGTTGGTGATATAATTTTTCCAAAGATCCGTATGAGTATTCTTTTGTTTCTCCAGCATCGGGGGAGTCAAGGCCGCTGTACCACACTTGAATAGATTACCGTTAAACAATAGAGGACATCGTTTTTGTACGCAAAGAGCAAATGCTTCTCGAGGATCATTGTCATGTGGTAGCATATCGTTATAAGGGCCACGGAATGTTTTAAAGAATCTCTCTGGACAGTTTATTTGAAACTTAAATTCATTATCAGTACTCCATCGATTGATATTGAATTCAGTGACTGGACGCCAATCAAAACGATTCATTATGTATTTTACCATACGATTTATTCTATCATCTTCCACATGGACACTGATCTTAAGAACACTATGTCCCAGCTCATACAACATATCTATGATGTCTATGTGTTTTTCCAATAGCAACCCATTGGTCACAAATCTTATTTGAGCATCGGGAAGTGTTTCTCTTATGCCCAATAACCAATCTCTTATGCGAGGATGTATCAATGGTTCTCCACCCATTAATCCTATGGCTTCTATGTTTAGTCTCTGAGACCAATTGATTAACCATTGCCGATTGGTCTCCCAATCTGAATAATCACCCTGATGTTTGAGATCACTGAATGTGGTACAACCATGACAGCTTAAATTGCAAGAACGCAACATCATTACTTCTAAGAAAGGAAGATTAAGTTTCATTGACTATTACCTATTCCAAAACATTTCTTTACAGCATCAGCATCTATACTGTTATAAAGTTTATGATTGTGTTCTAATACGGGCAACATCCTATTATATAAATTTTTTAATTGATCTGCTGGCATTTTAGATATTTTCTCTATTATATCTGACATCATCTGACATCTTAGAGCTCCTTCTGCTCCATCATATGACTCACTCCAAAACTTATCAAAAGTTTGAAAGCCAATTTGTCGTAAATGTTTTAGAGTATTTTTTGCACCAAACATTAAGAACGGTGTTTTAGTTGCAAGAGGTCTTGCTGTTTTCTCACTAAGAAAGAATAGATTACCAGTAAAATAGGTTTCAGTAACTATGTCTACAAAAAACTTATTATAAGAATCTAATAAATCATTCGCCAAATGATCATTACAATCACTCGAGAGAACTTGTATAGGTAAATCCGCAATCAGTTTATTAATTTGATTAAAATATTTTTTATCTAAAAAGTTAAAAAAGAACTGTTCTATATCCATATTAGAAACGTGGGTAGAATTAGACAGGTCTCTCCTGTAAGAGTAAAGACTTTTATCTTTATATCTATCATGCAATAGCGAGCCAAAGAACAATCGTGGATAGGTACTGTGTTGTATAAAAGAACCAAAATGATATTTTAACTCTTTGTTGAAGTTTTTAATTTTATTCTGAAAAGTAAAAAAAAGATTCCCACTTCCATTCTTAAAATTATAAACTATATTAGGTAAAAGACTTTTATCTTCTATAAGATTAGAAGTGGTATAGATAATTTTATTCTTATTGTAATTAAACTTTTGGCAACACTTTTCTATTAAAGATAATAGATTAATATCTTGCTTGTATCCTATGGATCGGAGACACGGTCCTTCAAACTCATTGTCTAATACAATATCCTGTTGTTGACTCATAGACTCACACATCTCAATCACAAGATCGTTTAGATTGTATATGATACCATCACTGGACCAAATTCTTAGAGTCTTAGGAGAAGTAGTCATGCTGTTCGCCTTCTCGATATAGATCCTGTGTTAGACAATGCACACCTCCATCCCAAAACCAACGATGTCTCTGTGTACATATCACAGGTTCTATCTTATGTTTCTTTAAAAAATTAAAAACTTTTTCGTTATAACTGTTGACCAATACCAGCTCTGGATTGATGGACAGCATGTTGACTTCAAACACAGTCTCTTCACAGTAGCCCACCCAATTGCCCAACCAGCTCTCCACATAATTGATCAGTTCATCATTGTGTTCCTCGCCTTGTATCCACCATTTGCCACCCACTTTCTTCTTCATGGTACGGAAAGGACTCAGCTGATCCCAATACTTGTCTTCTAAATAAAGTATATCCCAACCTGGAAACTTCTCTGAATAGTTCTGTAGATCGTGTAGAGTGACTATCACTCCTGGTTTTAGAATACACCAAGTGGCATCGCCATGTCCACCCATCTCTTCTGTGGCTTGTATATTAACTCGAAATCCCTGTGACTCCCACAGTTGCTTGTGATGCCGTATAATGGGAGAGTCTTTCCAACCTGGCGTGTTGGTACCCCAAAATATATCTCGACCCAATAGATGTATGAATGATGTACTCAATAATCTCTGTTGATCTGGTATGTTGTTTTGGTCTATGTTTAATTCATAAGTGAAGCTGGGATCAGTGTAATCCATGTATCGTTCAGGATAGTACATTTTATCGCTGTCAATGTTGGCAAAGATATAATGATACTCTGGCAAGTTGTTGGCCACAAAACATCCTTCTCCTACCACAGCCATGTCGTCACGAGTTTGTTGCGGAGGCTTTCTACGATAGGTAGATAGATCATCCGCAGTCTCGCTCATGTTGGGACGATGTACCTCTACTCCAAACTTCTTTAGAGTATTGGATAAGTTTTCCAAATCCTCTTTGGTTTCATCTATAACTCTTGCCAATGGAGATAATACTTTATCTTCCTTGATGTGTTTAAACTTCTCAATAGGAAACACATCTCCCACAATGGCAGTCTTTAATGGATCAAATGTGCAATAACCTTTTATTGGAATCATACGAATTTTAATTCTCTACAATCTGGATAGGGTTTATATTCTGGAGCAAACTGTCCTCTCTCTTGATACTCTTGTAATTTTGTCATAGCAGACTCTGCTTCTTCAATCCTCATCATGTAATGATATCCCTGTTCAAATGTCTCTTGCTCTTCCCACCTAGCGACTGACAAGTCTCTGCCATCATTGCTCATTTGTTTTAATCTTTTATAATGTTCCTCATTGTCTAATAATACAGCACCACCACGAGTGTTGTCTAATGGTTTGCCTGGACCAAAACTTAGGCATTGGTATTGTCCTGTATGATACATGCCTGGCCTCAGCATACGAGCACTATCCCATATGGGTGTTTCCTTAAAACGATATTCTCCTAGCCACATATAAAAATTCAAATCATAATTCACTCCCAGCAATCGTAGAGTTTGTGGCACAGACAGATAGGTATGAGCAGGCAGAGAGCAAGCCTTTATGTCCAGTAATCTAAAACACAGCTCAATAGCATGAGTACAGCAATCGGTGGCTACCACATAAGGTGCTCCTGTGAATTCAGCTAGAGCTTGTTCAAATTTGGTAATTGTATCGTAATTTTTTGTCATTGGATAATTAACTGTGTATTTAATTATGCCAGTATTACAGACAGGAAACCTTGGTATTGAAGTTGGTGTGGATTTTCATAATCTACCGTATCGTCGTAAACCCGATGCGGTTATTGACAACATGAAAAATCCAGCAGTGCTGGGAGAAATGTTTGCAGACATGGACAACAATGGCACTTACAATTTTGATTACCTAAACACGCAAGGATGGAACAACATGGCTTGGTGCTTCTACAGATTGAATCCTGGCTGTGTGGTGCCGAAGCATGTGGATCATTTTATCAACTATATGAAGTATTACAAAATAGAGGATCGATCCAAGATAGTTAGAATGTTGGTATTCCTAGAAGATTGGAAATCTGGACATTATTTTGAAGCAGATAATCAAAGTTTCACACACTGGCAAGCCATGGACTATGTTATGTGGAGTAATGATACTCCTCACCTGGGTGGCAATCTAGGCGATGAGGTAAGATACACTGTGCAGATCACAGGCACAATCAATTAATTATTTTTTAAATTTTCTTCTCTCAGTGTTCCAACTGGGCCAAACCCAGTTGTCTGGTTGTACTCCCCAATAGAAAGCATCATAGGAATAGGCACCGTAATCTATTTGATGTTCTGTAGCTCGATGTGCAGACTCTAATATCTGCTCATTTTCTTGCACTAAATTTTGATAGTTAGATTGACATTTTTTAAATACAAGCACAGGATCACTGTCTAACAATGCTTGGCAATTTTTTTCTATGTGTGGCCAGTTCTCTCTTAATTTTTGTGGAGTACTGATATCCAGTTGATCATATTCAGGATAAGGTAAAAACTCTTGAAAGCAATCATATCCTCGATCCTTTAAGTGTTTTAATGTGCCTGGTTGACTTAAAATTATAAACGGGTGATGATTAAAGATTGTTCTAAAAGTCTTCTCTGTACAAAAATTGTATTCCCAATCCCATTTTACTTTGGTCTCTGGAACTAAACTGAGTTGATGTGTTTGATAAATTGAATGATCATACGGCACACCTGCCATGTGGAATGCTCCTATGTTGCTCTCTCCGTTGGTTACTTGAGCATGATCTGGACTGCCTTGATATTTGTTCACTAATTCTAATATTCTATTCTCTGATAAATCACACACACCTGTGGCATGTTTCATATCCATGTTGTTGTTCCAGAACAGGCTAGCCGTAAATTTTAATTCACTCTTATCTAAAAGGTCCAATACAGGCAGTCTATTGGTGCTAAGAGGTTTTCCTGTTAAGAATAAAATCTTTTTGTTTTGAGCAGTTATTTCTGTGTTATATTTTTGCTCATTGACTTTGTGATAGAATGCTTGACTCTGTATATTATTATCACAAAACACTATAGGAAATCTCTCCCATTTAGAATCTGGTGGTCTTTTCACTCCTAAATTTAAAAATAAACCGATATTTTTATAATTTCTAATACCACACCAATCAATCCAAGCATCCACAGCACGACCGCTGACATCGTTGGTGTGTTCCAACCAAATAAAATTGTTTGGATTTTCAAATAACAATCTCACTCTATCGTTGAGTTCTTGGTTAGGAAATCCTTTGCAAGAGTCTGGTACTAAATGTTGTACTCGTATGATATGATGTTTATAACTCATTATAGATATGTCCTGTTTATTTTTAAAAGAGTTATATCAGCATATACTCTTTTATTGTGTTCTAATGTATCTTCTATATTTTTTAATATAGTATTCATTTCTGTTAAAGAGAATTGAGATATTGTATCTAATAATTTTTCCATGTGATGTAGTCTATCCGCTCCTTCGTGATTGTCATAGTCTTCATCCCAAATATCATTAAAAGTTTTAAATCCCAGTCTTCTTAAATTCTGCAGATAGTTTCGTGGACCAAACACAACAAATGGTGTACCTGTTAATAATGGTCTTGCCATCTTCTCAGTGAGGTAAAATGTTCGACCTTGGTGCATGGTTTCGCACACCACATCAAGAAATATTTCATCATAGCGATCAATAAAATCATAAGCACGATCATAATTGATCCAACCTGTGTTGTTATTGTTTAATCTATCTTCTTCACAGAGATGCATAGGTAAATGATTTACAAAATTTGTTATTTGTTCTAATAACTCTCTCTTACAGAATCTAGCCATGTTAGATAATAACTCATCAATGTGTAGATTGGCCGGTTGTTTGGGGTCTTTAAGATGTTGCCAAAAACTTATTAATGAATCATCTCTGTATCTATTAAACAATAGAGCAGATAGGTAGAGTCGATGCCACGTGGCTCTGCCAACGAATATACCAAATTTGCTCTTTATATTTTTAATTCCTTTATAACTTATTTTTGTACCATATTCAAAAGGATAAACTCCTGGAACAATTTTTATATTTGGCCACACACTCTTATCCTGTATCATGTTTTCAGTCATGAGTGATATAGATTCTTTCTTCAATGATTGCTCTGTGCAAAACTTCTCTAAAAAATTTAAAAAACCAATATCGTCTACTCTAACACACTCTAGAGCAGGAGCATCCTCCAATTGTAGATGGATAGTGGACTGTTCTCTGTTGGTTAGTAGATAAGACAGCAGATCTGTTGTGTTAACCACCGAGCCCTCCACTACTTTGACTGAGAATTGCATGGAAATTATTTAACAAACAAAAATCAAAGGTTTAAATAAAAACAATGAAAGTCTTTACCAAAAACGAGTATGGTCGTCTAAAATCAGTGATAGTGGGTCGAGCAGATCATGCCAATTGGCCCAAAGGAGATATATTCTTTGATAGAATGCTGTCACTGAGTACCTACCCAGGTTCTCTCAAAATAGGACCAGTAGCAGACAAAGTGATTGAAGAAACTCGCGAAGACCTATTCGCATTCATAGACCTATTAAAAGAAAATGGAGTATCAGTGCATAGACCCGAAATAATGGATTGGAGAAGAACCACAGCATCGCTGGATCATGTCACCACAGGCATGCACAGTTACAGTGCTAGAGACCTTCTACTGTCTGTGGGTAATATGATTATTGAATGTCCTACTCCTTTTATCAGCCGACAGAATGAAACACGAGCTTACCATGTGATAAAAAATGAAGCCATAAAAGATGGCTGTCGTTGGATGGCCGCACCACGAGCTGTGATGGAGACAGCTGAATGTGTGGTAAAAGATAGCAGAATGAATCTCACAGAACGATATCCAATTTTTGATGCTGCCAATGTGTTAAAGTTTAATGACAAATTATTATATCTAGTTTCCGGCACAGCCAATCATGCAGGCGCAGAATGGTTACAAAAAATAGTGGGCACAGAGTTTGAAGTGATCAAATGGGAGGGTGTTTATGCTTTCGCTCACATAGATTCCACTCTAACATCTCTAAATGCAGATACTATATTGGTCAATGCTGAGCGAGTCAAAGAAGACACTCTACCTAAGTTTTTAAGATCACACAAAAAGATCTGGTTTTCAAAATGCACAGAAAGAAAGTTTCACAAGTTTCCTTATGCCAGTAAATGGATAGGAATGAATATACTTTCTATAGATCCAGAAACAGTTATAATAGATCCAGCACAAACATTTTTAAAAAAACAATTACAAGAAGCAGGATTCCGAGTATTAGAATCAGAGCTAAGACACAGTCGTACACTGGGCGGTGGACATCATTGTATAACCTGTGATTTGGAGAGAGAATGAAAATAGGATTTATAGGCCTTGGCAAGTTAGGAATGCCCTGTGCTGAAGAAATGACACGACAGCACGAAGTGATAGGATATGACGTGGAACACAGAGTAAGCTCACACGTGAAGATAACACAGGATATCAAAAAAGTATTTGAAGGAACTGAGATAATATTCATAGCAGTGCCTACTCCTCATCACCCAGATTATGATGGATCCAAGCCCACTACACACCTACCAGTGAAGGATTTTGATTATTCTTTAGTGATAGATGTATTAAAACAATGTCAACGATATGCTCATAAGAATCAGATAGTGTCTCTGATCAGCACAGTGCTACCAGGCACCACACGCAGAGAATTTGCTCGATACACTCGAAACTTTCAATTCGTTTACAATCCTTACCTAATTGCCATGGGATCCGAAGCCTATGATATGGTACACCCAGATATGGTGATCATTGGAACAGAATACGGAGAAGACACAATAGCGAGCCAGACGCTGTCTAAGTTCTACAAGAAGCTGATATTAAACAATGCTCAACAGATGATCGGCACTTGGGAAGAAGCAGAAGGATTTAAAATATTCTACAACACAATGATATCGGCTCGACTATCGTTGGTCAACATGATTCAAGATGTGGCACAGAAAATTGGACACATGAATGTGGATAAGATCACAGATGCATTTAAACAAGCTTCTGTAAGGATCACGGGTCAAGGATATTACAAGGCTGGCATGGGCGATGGAGGTGCTTGCCATCCTCGAGACAATATAGCACTCAGCTGGCTGGCAAAAGAATTAAATTTAGGATATGATCTTTTTGCCGCAATATCTCACAGTCGAGAACAGCAAACTCGCAACATGGCAGAATTCATTGCTGATGTGTGTCGCAAAGAGAATAAACCTTGTGTGATAAATGGCAGAGCTTATAAACCCTCAGTGCCATACACTATAGGATCTCCCAGTGTGCTATTGGGCGGATATCTAAAAGAGATGGGAATCGATGTTAGCTATGCAGATTCAGAAACGGGAAATATTTTAGTGGGAGAACAGGACTGTGTGTGCGTGATGACACACGATCCTCAAACCACATACAGCCACACAGGCAAGAAGTACGAACAGAAGTTATACTTTGATTTAAAAGAAGGTGCTACAGTAATCGATCCATGGCGTTGTTTCAAAGACGACAGATACAAAATAATATATTATGGAAAATAATAATTAAATTAAAACCATGACCAACTTAGATAATCTATACGGAGTATTCAATAGAATATCCGGAATATATTCTCAAGTACCAATAACTAACAATCCACTAAAAATGTTTGCTTCTGTGGACGAAGCTAAATCATTTTTTCATACCGATGCCGCATTGGCAGTACATAACGAATGCTGCACAGAATTGCTGTGGGCATTAGAAGGATCTACTCAGTTAAAAAGAACTATGGCTTTTGGTATTAAAAAAAATGATAAAGAAGAAGTACACTGGGCTGATCAGTTTAATTTAAGAAAAAATCAATTAATGAACAAAAATCAATGGGCAAAAAATATTTACACTTTTAAAATAGTCAAAAGTCATCTACTTTAGATTTTCAAGTCAAAAAAAAGGGCGACCCGAAAGCCGCCCTCTTTGTAGTAAATTAATCCGGAGATTAATTATGCAGAAAAGTTAATTACTTTTCTTCCTGATTTTCTTAATAAAGAAATTACATTAGCTTTGATTGATAAAGCAGATGATTTAGGAGCAGTTCCTAAAACATTTACGTTAAAATCAACGCCTTTAGAAATCAGCTTGTTAGTAGCTGTTTTTCTTGCAGTGTTTCTCACGTTCAAATTTTTGAACTTGATTTTTCCACCGTGAACTTCACCATCAACCATATAAGCAGATGCTGGTTCAGCAAATACACCGATTTGTTTTGCTCTAGTTTTGAACTCTCTCGTATAGATTACGAAGTTATTAGTTCTTGACATATTTTTCTCTTCCTTTGTAGTGTGAGAAGCAGAGCTAGATTTTTTAGACTTACCAAATAAGTTAAAAAACATTGTAGTCCTCTTTCTCGTTAGTTAATACTGCTATCAGAACATTCCGATAACATATAAAAATATATTTTACACGAAATTCTAAATATGTCAACCGCTAAAAGTCTTTTAAAATCAACAAAGAAAACACTAGATCATCTTTTTTTAATGTCTTTCCTGAACGAAGTGCTGTGATTGTTTCAATATTAAAGTAATTGTATTGATCAGCATCCGTCTTCTGCTCCCAACTATACATATTGCCAAATCCGTTTTTCTCAGGATTAGGATTGTGGTTTGGAGGAGTAGCACCACTGAATGTGTGATAATCTGGATTCCAATCCAATCCGTGTTCAGTGACTAGTATTCTATAACCTTTGCTGACTCTAGCACGCCATGGCCAAAATATTGCCAGTATGTTCCATAGATTGTTGCCCTGCTCATCTCGCTCATCCCACACAGTGCCATGCACCATTTCAGTTACTAATATCCGTCTACTTAAAACATTCTCTTGCTCGGTCATGTCAAATGGCATGGGTATAGTGAATGATAATCGAGTTAATCCTTGTATGCCTTGACAATGTCTTATGGTTTTATTGTTACGCCATTCGTCTGATCTATACTTCGTTAAGTCTCCGCGTAGGTTCTTATACCACTCGGGCATGAAGTTTCGACAAGGCTGTGGAGGTGGACATTCTATATCTCGCAAGAAGTCGTCTACTCTTGCTGATTCCCATGTGAGGAAATCATTTACTTGAACTGCTACAGGTTGATTAAGCATCGTCTTTTACATTGGGCAAATGAAATAGGTCTATGCCCTCTTCTAATAGTTCTTTAACTTCTTCTTTGCTGGGAGTACCATAAAATCGGTCATCCCTCTCACCTTTTTCGTGTTTCCTGTATTCTTTTACGAACCGATCACCCACATTATCAAACTCAGTTACGATTTGTTTTCTTATTTTACGCAGAATATCTTTGGCTCTGGATGCTGGTATCATGGTGTCATCTGTGAATTGTCCTCTGTAGAATTCTTCTTTGTCCAATTGACTTTTGCTTTTTGTTTTAGTTTTTGTTTTTGTTTTGCCTATCCTAGGAGACATGATAGCTCTGTCCACTTGATTGCTATCACACATGGGACATATCAATAATTTCTTCTCTTGCTGTCGCTCGAATTCTGTTATGTTTGGAAACCATCCATCAAAACGATGTTCGTTGTTACAAATTAATTGGTATTTGATCATGCAAATACTTATTGTACACTAATTGTTATCGTTGTCAAATCATTACATTAAATATCATACACAATGACAAAAAAGATATTAATAACTGGGTGTAGTTACGGCTGTGGAGAGTGGAGTAATAATCCATACAGTAATACTCACAGGGGCATTGCCGCATATCTCGAAGAAAAAGGCTATACAGTAAATAACGTATCAAAACCTGGAGCCAATAATTGTGTGGCATTAGAAAATATAAAAAAAATATACAAAGAGTTTGATCATGTGATTTTTTTATTAACAGCCGTGTCTCGAGATGTGAACAGTTACTTTCCCTATGATTCTACGGTATCCGCATTGGATAATGCAAATAAAATTGCGAACAGAGTTATAGAAGAGATTTATAAAGTATGTGGGACAAAAACCATTTTAGTAGGAGCATTATATAAAGTGCCAGCAAACAATTTAAAATTTTTAGCACAATTCAATGGAGTGGATATACTGATACCCAATAACAAATTTCCTGAAAGTTATTTTAATCCTCACGATTTAATGAGCCTACACAATGGTCCAGGTCATATAGATTTAAAAACTTTTAAAAAAGAAATTCTAAAATGCAATGATGAGTACTTTTGGAAGACCATGGAAGAGCATCCTGAATACTATCAACCCGACGGCGTGCATTGGAACAGAGAAGCACACAGAGTTATCACAGAAGAGATATTAAAATATCTATAAAGACAATAGATCTTTAAATCTATCTATGTTGTTTTGTATGTGAGCGGGCAGTTTCTTAATATCATATAATGACAAATGATCTGTGTTAAGAGCGTAATTGAATCGTCCACCCCATATATCTTTTTTGTTTGCTACACAATCATCTATGTGTTGTGGAGAAATAAACTCTGCTCGTTCATTGTGTGCATAAGAGGACACTTTATATAATATATCTTTCGCAGATGAACAATAACTGAAATGCCAACCACCTCTCTGTATAATTTGTTTTTTCAACTCGTTATAGATATCCATTTTGATATAAGGACGATCATGTATTCTAAACTCTGCTGGCCAACCCAAATATTGATATCGAATGCCCTTGGAGCCATAGAAAGGAGTCAATCCAGGATTCAATAGATTTAATTTTAATTGCATACAATCCTGTTTGAATATAAACAAATCATTACTGAGATCCATATTGGATAGTATAGGTATCTCGTCAGCATCTGATAATAACACTATATCGTTGGGTTCAGCATCTGACAAACCCAACCCAATGCTGTTGCGAAGATAAAACTCTCTGTACATCTGCTCATAGCTAAAATAGGTCCAGTAATTTTTGTTACTGTAATCAGCTCTACCATCTGTGACAGGATGGTATCTTATTTTGTGTTTAAACTTTGGAAAATTGTCTGTATTGAATAGATATTGTTTAGATTGTCCAGAAAAAGTAGTGTTGGATTCCACAATAACAAAATAATCCACACGTGAGTCAAGCTCATGGAATCTTATTTCAGCAAGGTCCTGCTCACCATTATATAGAAAGCAATCATAGATTTTCATTGTTTTTAAAAAAGAGCAGTGTGCTTCGACACCACGGTGCTCGTAAGAGTTTATCTGTGTTTCTTAATATTTTTGTTTCAGATTCTATGTTAGAGAAATTGTTCTGTTGAAATCGTTCTAACCAATATTCAGTCTCCTGACAGTTCACATGATGGTACCCATCCTGTCCCGGTGTGGCATGACTGAATAGAACATATCTACACAATTTTAATGTGGCGAACCAATTGTCCTCATATTGCTGTTCCACATGCTCAGCAAACTCTGTACACAAACCAAGATCAAAAGAATGCTTAGGCACATATTTGTCCACAGTATAATCATGCTGTATCGTAATTTTGGGCAATATGGATTTGGCTATGGCTGTGGGATCTCCTTCGATGCCCAGTGCAGGCGACTTTCTATAATCTCGAAACCATTTTAAATTCTGTCCTGTGCCACAACCAACATCTAACACTGATCTTAAACCGTATTTGATTGTGAGATATCCCCAAATGTCTGGCATGTAGGTGTGTGGATCTCCACCCTCAATATAACCCCCCAAATGATTAGACATGCAAATATTTATAGATTAACTATTCCAGTACTGTAAGAACTCAGAGTTCCACTGATTATTAAAGAAATGTTTTTTATTGTGTTCTAGCACAGGACGAAGATTCTCTAGAACCACACGTGGATCCTTTTGACTTAACTTGTACATGGTTTGTATGATCTTATCTATCCTTTTATCTTCATTGGTTTCTTCATCATATGATTCATCAATCTCGGAATCAAATGTTTTAAATCCTAAACTTCTAAATGCTCGTAGATGATGCTCAGAACCAAATACCACAAATGGTCTCTGTGCAATTATAGGCTTGGCAAACTTTTCTGTAAAACAAGCTATTCTAGGATTAGTGAATGTTTCACATACAAAACTATAATAAGTTTGATTATAGATTTCAGGATCAATTAATTCGCTGATCCTAATAGGTAGTTTATCGATTGTTTCTGCTGTGTGTTGTTTGGGTTTTTTTACATACTTGCTCCACGAACCCTGAGCTGGATCATTCTTAAAATATTTCATAAAAACTTTTTTGTTAAGAGGATGAGCATTAATTTTATTGTATATGTTGTCTTTATGACTTGCTGTTAAACCTAACAATACTTCCCAATGTAGAGGTACATCTTTATTTTTATTATTGATTAGTTTATATAACAATGAGTCTGATTCTTTGTACATATCATATGCCATGGGCCACAACATCTTTTGTACAAAATGTAATGGTCTATTAATTTTTACGTGTGATACTGTACTGGCAAAAAAAGTTACATTGTCTTTTTCATTAAATCTATTAATAAAATCTGTGATAGTAAGATAAGGATCTCCACTGTCTCCTGTGTAATAAAATCCTGGTTCATTAAAATGCACACAAACATGATCCGATATAGACAGGTGTTCTCTAATTTTAGAATAAAATTTCTCTGTTTCCTCATCACTTAATAACAAGTTTATAAGGAAAGAATACTTTTTACCTGTGGATTGTTTAAATTTTTCTAAATTATAAAATATATTAGGTACTCGCTGATCTTTAACCCAATAGAGAAAATCCCGATCTACAAATTTGTTAGAAAACTGCTGGTTATTATTCATGCAACAAATACTTATTGTACACCGTTGACAGTTATATTAAACCATGTTAAATTTACTATTATGGCAAAAAAAACATTAGCAACACAAATAGAGAGAAACTACAAAGCAACCAGTGCAGGTCGTCCAGGTAATCTAACTAAAACTTCTAGCATGAACAAACACAAAAGAAGAAGTTTTAAGATTTATAGAGGACAAGGCAGACCTTAAATGACTAGTGAGTATGGAAAAACTTGGGATGGCAAATCACGTCCTGTGGATGACACATACAGACAAAACTACGACGATATATTTGGTCCTAAGAAGCAAGATGTGGGAGACCCCGAACAAGATCTACTGCTAATGGATGAGCAGATACAGGAAATCAAAAGACTGCGAGCACACATAGGCAATATGCAGGTACAGATAGCAGATTATCAACAGATAGTTAATGAGCTTACTGATCGTTTAGAAAAATTAAAGATTTCTTAAAGAATAGATCACAGCATCTTTGCGAGTGCGAAACTTGATGTATAGATCTTCATTGCTGTCCGTGCCACAATACACATTCGCTCGACCACCATTGTTCTGCACGAACTCCTCATCATCAAAATCTACATAAAATTCTACATCTCGAGCAATCATAATCTTTGTACCCCAGAACATGGGCCACCAATAGAGAGGATTAGCGCCAAATTTATCTATAATCAAAGCAAAGAATCCCACGATAGGCAGCGTCACAAATAGGGTTAAAGGTTCCACCCACCATACCATAAGATTGCCCACAGCCCAGTCTATCCAATGCACCACCAGCCAATAGATTCCCCACAGTGCCAACAATATGCCCAACAGCAGGACTGTTTCTCCATCATCGGGCTCATAATGGTCTCGATAGTATCCGCGATGTTTTCTTCTACCAAATTGTGGAGGCAACATATATTTTTAGTTATCTTGCACAAAATAAGTAAAATGAAAATATGCCCAAACTTTTACTACACAACGGAAACATGTATCTAGGCAATGCCAAATCTGGCACTACCAGTGTGAAAAAACAGTTTGATTCAATAAAGAGTAACGGTAGTCTAGAAATTCCAAACTCTAATAATTTTACCAAAGAATATCTACAAAGCATACAGAACCATTGTGATCCTCTGAAAAAATTTGTGCTGTTCTGCCATGTGAGAGAACCTTGGGATCGTTTTCTATCAGCGATTGCCACAGATATAAAAAGATCCGAGAATCCCGCTGCAGTGAAAGAAAGATGTGAAGAAATAAAAAACAAATATAGATTGATAAATCTCAACGATCCCAACACTGTTCAAGCAGCAGGATTAAAATTAAATCTTCCAGCCGTTATAGAAACTGTATATAAAGTAATACTATTGACTCTACCACCCATGAAAGATCGTATAGAAAGAATAGATATATGGAATTACGGATCATTAAAAGAGTCCATGGAAGAGAATTGGAATTGCGAATTTGTTGCTCGAGAAAATGTCACACCCAACACAATAAAAAAGACTGTGTATGATTTCTTTGAACAGGAAACAGAATTCAAAAAAGAATGGATGGAAAAGAATAAAAAAGACTATGAGCTATATGAGCTAGTAAAAAATAAACCCGTACATTCTCTATCTTGTCGAGAATATATCAATAGATTCTACGAAAAACTTTAATTAATAATTTATTTTAAATTGTTCCTGATCAAAAGGACCTTCTTCTGCAGGTTTAACATATTTGCCATTGGCTTCCATGGTCAGTATTTCATCAATGTATGCATCTTCACAAGCAATAGGAAACCCTATTTGTTTAGATAGATTCAAAAGATAATCTTTACCGTAAAGAAAGAATAACTCTTGTGATAGATAGAATACATTATCTGTTAAATCTTTTAATTTAGCAAATTCTTCTACAGCGACAGGAGCAGTGTGTTCTCCTCGTCTAACTCTCAGTTGCTGATACTTTAACACATTCTTGTCTCGACCTATGATACCTAATATTATATTACAGTGTTTTTTTGCTTCGTTGATAAATTGTGCATATTTGGGTATTGAAAATTTTTTGTTTAATACATAAGGACAGCTAATACTAGTCATGTAATATTGAGATTGTGTCCAATCAAAATCTTTTAATTGTTCTGGATTCTGCCAATACTGTTGAAAAGGCTCTTGATCGTGTCCTACCCATACTCGATCATACAATGCTGTCCAACCCGTTACTGCTGAATGTAATGAAAATATTTTACTGAATAGATGATTACCCGATCCTTGTGGACCTGTGATTATTAATAGTGTGGGTTTTTCTATCGATGCCATTCTGCGTAGAGTCTCACACAAGAACGATCGGCGTTGCTCTCTTCTTTGCCAACAGTTTGTTTATAACCGTGTTGATCAGCAAATGATTGTAGAATCTCCAGTGTCCATGGAAAATAATCAATGTTCTCACAGAATCTGTTGGGATGATCTTGTCTGCCTGGATTTAATCTCCAGTAGATTCGACTTTTGGGTTTAAGACACGATACTACCTTAGCAATCTGCCTGGCAATAATATCTTGATTACCAAAATTTATACTGCCTAAACAAGTGGCCACATCAAACAAACGATCTGGTTGGTAATCTTCTATAGTGGTCAGTATATCAGCATGAGTATTAGCCGGATCTATGGCCACAACTTGTTTGCCTTGTTTACGAAAATGATTGTCTCCACAACCCACATCTAATAACCACTCATCGTTGCTGATTTTTGATCCCACATCAGTCCAATTGCTGAAAGTAAATCCATCAGAAACAGGCCTCCAATGTTTGGAAAACCATTCATTTAACAGTGCTTGATCGTGTTTCAGATTATCCATATTGTATATTTGTTGTCTTTAAATAACGTCAATACTTATGAATAACAAATTTCCAGAATTTATTTTTGTCACAGGAGTGATAGGATCCATGTGGACAGCTCTCATAGAAAATGTACAAGAATCTGGAGAGTTTAATATCACTGATAGAAATTCCTCTAGACAATTTACCCATCATGGTAAAATACGACACCTAGGAGTATTTTTTGGCAGAGATCAAGAATATAAATGCAATCTAGATTATGCTAATCTTGTGGCTCCGTTCCGAGACAAGAGCGGATCTAAAATAGTGAAAGCACACGAGTGGGCACTGATGTTGGATGAGATTAAAGAAAAATATCCTTCGAGTTGGATATGGCTGATATATCGTCCCAATGATGTTGCTTTAACTTGGTGGAACAAAGCGGGTGGATATGATATCGTTCATCCTATAAATGGTTGTGGACCAAAGAATTTCTATGATTCACAATATGAAGTGGCCAAACAGAATGAAGCAATTATGGAATTTGGATTAAAACATAATGCTGTTTGGTATCATAACACTCCAAAATTTTATCAAGAAGTGTTTGGCATCAATGTAAATTTAGAAAATTTATCTGCCAATTCCAGCATATTGAACGCAGTTATAAAATGATAGAACTACTGACGCAATATCTACCCATTCTACTGATTGGTGTGGGATACGGATTTCTTTTTGGATTGATTCCTGTAGCTGGTGCTCAAGTGGCTTTGATTGCTCTGTTTCCTTATGCTGAACATTTCATGGGAGATCCTTACAGCATGGTTGTAATGACCACTGCAGTGGTTATATCGGCGACAATTGGAGACATGTTCAGTTCTGTGGTATTGAATATACCTGGCGGTGCAGGATCGGCAGCAACTATGATTGATGGATTCCCTATGGCTAAAAGAGGAGAGGCAGCTCGAGCTCTATCTGCTGGATTGTGTTCTGCCGCAGCACAGTCATTGATTTGGGGTTTTTTGTTTATTGTGTTGTTGCCTTATTATGTTAAAATAGTATATCTCTTTGGCATGCCAGAGATGCTGTTGTTTTTAATACTGGCCATGACAGTCATCTGTTTTGTTTCTAACAAATACTGGATTAGAGGAATCGTTGCTCTAGTATTTGGAATTTGCGTGGGTTTAATCGGTGAGGTTCCAGAAGTAGTGGGCGAGTATAGATGGACATTTGGTTGGGACTATCTCAAATCTGGTATAGAAATATTGCCTGTAATGGCAGGTGTACTCGCAATGCCTGAAATAATTGAAGGTGTTCTTGGAAAGACAAAAGCAGCCACCAAAATTAAAAATACCTGGGCACAGATGTGGCAGGGAGTTAAAGATTGTTGGAAGTATCGCTGGGACAGTTTTCGAGGTGGTGTAGTTGGAGGCATCATTGGTGCTCTACCCGGATTGGGCGGAGGTATTGGCGATTATATTGCTTACAGTCTAACAGCAATTAATAAAAGGAAAGATGATAAAGTTCCATTCGGCAAAGGCAACGTGAGAGGCGTAATTGGTCCAGAAGGAGCCAACCTTTCCCACAAAGCCACAGCTTATTTTCCAACTGTTTTATTTGGTATACCCGGAGCACCATTTGAGATATTGGTGTTAGCCTTACTGGCCTATGTGGGGTTGGATCTAGGCAGTCCTCGTTTGTTGGCTAATCAAGATTTTTTTACTGTGCTAAGTTTTGGATACATGGCTGCTCTATTGGTCACTGTGATAATCTCTATATTCTTCATTAGGTATGCTATTAAATTAACACAGATACCCAAGAAAATTTGGTTTCCGTTTTTGTTAATAGTGATAGTATGGTCTTGTACAAGGCACACAGGCGGATGGAATGATTATATAATATTAGGAATATTTTGTGCAATAGGGTTCATTATGCGATATCTCAAAATGAATCGCGTTGCATTCTTGATTGGCTTTGTGTTAGCGGCCAAGATAGAAAAAATAGGAGGAGCATATTGGCAGTTGTATCACAAAGAACCATTTATATTCTTAACCAGACCCATGAGCTTGTTCCTATTGATTACCATAATCTGTATCATAATATACGCACTCAGATTTAAAGGCAACAAAATAGAGTACTATTAAATAATTTTACCAAAATAAAAGAAAACAAAAGGAAATAAAATGAAAAGACTGTTGTTAATTATAATGACCTATTTTTTAGTCAATGTTTCATTCGCTTCTGCAAAAGATAAATTTACAACTATTGCACCACAAAATCCTAATCAGCCATGGTTAGAAGTTGTGAACAGAGAATGGACTAAAAAATTAGATGCTGAACTCGTAATCAAGTATCATCCAGGAGCCAAAGACATACCTGGAGCCAATGCTTGGGAAAAAGAATATCAGCACGATCCAAAGAATATCATGCTGTTGCATGGTGGCAACGCAGAATCATATCTATTGGATGAGATAGAATATGATTATAAAAATTACGCTTACGTAGGACTGCAAAACCTATCTCAGGTTGTGGGTAAAAAGAAAGACTCAGATCCTGAAAAAGGTGTAAAGATTGCTTATTCATCTGGCTCAAATCCCAGCGTGATGAGTATTGTTATGATGGTATGTGGACCAAAAACCACATTAGATGAATATCTTAAATGCTACAATGAAAAATTTACCTATGTAACAGGACTTAACAATGCTGAGATAGCATTGAGTTTTGCCAGAGGAGAGACCAACGTAACAAGAAATCCACCACCAAAATGGAATCTAGAAATCAGTCAACTACCAGGAGCTGAATTTTGGTATAGTCATGGTATATTGGATTTAAAAACAGGCAAGATTGTTAAAGATCCTAACTATCCTGTAACATTTGAAGATGCATTTGAAAAAAGATGGGGCAAAAAACCATCTGGAGATTTCTATGATGCTTATCTTTTATTAAGAAATCACAGAGATGTGTTTCAACGAGTGTTAGCTGTGAAGAAAGACAACCCACATCTGCCAAAACTAAGATCCACTCTACAAGCAACAATCAATGATGCTGAGAGCGGAAAAGTTTTTAAAGAGAAACTTGGCGATTATCCATGGCACACTGGAGATGAAGTAATGAAATTGTTTGAAATACTTAAAAAACAAACCACTGATAAAAATTTAAAAACATTGGTTTGGTGGCACGAAAATGCTTTCAAACAAAAAGTAGTTTATAAACCTCAATTGGCAAAAAACTAATATGTCAAACGCACCAGATCCAACACAGTACGAGAGTAATTGGGAATATACCAAAGTTACTAGTCGATACCATTTTGATCCATATCAAACTGATCCAAGATGGGACACTGTGATTGGACTGGGACGTTTTTCTGGAGATTGGGACGGAGAAGTAGATGACATAATTAAACATGCTCGAGCCATCAGCTGGAGAACAAGACAATTCAGTGCCAATTCCGAATATGCCAAATCTCCCATGATCAAACAAGAAGAACACGATTTAGAAAAAGCAGGAATGAATCCCACACATACTCTATTTAGAGTGAATGATTTATCAGAATTTCCAACAAAATTAAAAAAGATAGCAGAGATATTTCAACTGGAAGAATTAAAAGCAAAAATACACGTTCAGTTTCCAGGAGAGCTGTTGACCACACACATAGACAAATTAAACACTCTTAAAAATGTTAAGAAAGAAAACATAATCAGAATCATGATAGCATTGAAAGATTGGGTGCCTGGACACTTCTATCAGTATGGTAACTTTCCTTACATACAATGGAGAAAGGGAGATGCACACACATTCGCTTGGGAACATGTACCTCACATGACTGCCAATGCTAGTCTTGAACCTAGACCTATTATGAATTTAATTGGTGGTATAACAGAAAAAACTCGAGAATTCCTAGCCTACTTTAAAGAACAAGCTGTTGTAGAAATTTAATTTTTATTCTTGTGTATATTCCTCACCGCTGACCTTTTTAGCGATATGAGCCACATAGTTGGTCATGCTGTGATCACTGAAGTTTTTGAATGATCCTTTTTTAATGCCCTTCCATATGCCTCGGAATTTGTCTTTGATTCTTTGCCAGTATGTGAACTCTCTCACATTACCAAAATTATTAAGATAACGAATAGTGCCGTGATGTATGTAACCCATGATAGCCAGTGGCACTGTGGTCACTTGATCAGCATTGTTAACCCAACGCCAGTGCGGCACATGTAGATTGTTTACAAATCCTCTCCAACCTGCTCGTGGCGAACCAAATGTGAATATAGCACCAATAATGATATGTGGAGCATGATAAAAACATCTTGCGGCGCAGAGTGTGGTCATGGCAGCACCTAGACTGTGTCCAGTGAACCATGTCATTTTTTCTGAAGTTTCAATCTGTGCTTTGATACCCGCCCAAATTTTATCTGCTTCTCGTTTAAATCCTAGATGTACCAATCCCATAGTTTGGCTGCGTACTGGCAGTGCATTCATATCTGCTGCTAGATCACTCAATTCAGTGGGTTCTGTGCCTCGACATGCAACCACTAAATCCTTAGCAGTTTCAAAAGTGTAACCTTGAGCACCATTGTGATCAAAGAAATGCACTTCTGTAAATCCTATTTCTTTGGCCTGTGCTGTGGCCTGTTTCTCGTCATTGTAGGCTATTAGGCTTAACTCAGCAAACAATAGACTCTGCTGATACACATCCAATTCTTGTATGTTTAGTGTTTTGCCATTCTGTATCAAGTTTGTGATCATACTGTATTTAACTGTTATATGGGTATTTTTGAGCATAGACAAGTCACATTATTATGCTATACTGTAAGTTAAATACTCATATGCAAAAGAAAACTCGCAGTATCCTGGAAGAATTAAGCTCAGTAAGAGTCAATAAAGAACCAGAAAACTTTGTTGAAAGCAGAGCGAGTCACATCATTGATTCTGCAATCAATCTTGTAAATTATATCAGAGAAAACTTTGATCAAGAAACTGCATACCTACTAGAAAAAAAATTTAACGCAGCCATAAAAAATTTAGACCCAGATAAATTCAGCAGAGGAGTTACCAAAATTAAAGAACTTAAAGATGTCAAAAACAGTCTATCGTTAAAAGAGGGTGAACTCCGCGACGAGGACGAATAATGCTGATAGAAGAAGTACTAAACGAGTTTAAAAGAACTCATCTGCAACACATAGAAGATATCATTCTAACTGATGGACACTTGGGCGGTCAGAGTGTGATAGATTATTTCCAAGGCATTCTACAAACACTGCAAGGTTCAGCCGATCAACCTATCAACGTTTCTGTTAAATGGGATGGTGCACCAGCTATAGTGTGTGGTATCAATCCTGAAAATGGCAAGTGGTTTGTGGGCACCAAAGGTATATTTGCCAAAACACCCAAACTGAATTATACGAAAGAAGACATTGCTCGTAATCACGGCACAGACGATCTAGGACAAAAATTATTAAAGTGTCTAGTGCATCTCAAAAAATTAAACATACAAGGCATTGTGCAAGGTGACTTTATGTTTGACCGAGACACTCTCACAAGACAGAGCATGGCAGGAGAGAATTACATAACGTTCAAACCCAATACCATCACATACGCAGTGCCTGAGAACAGTGATTTGGGTAGACAGATGTCCTCAGCACAGGTGGGTATCATATTCCACACCACCTACACAGGAGATACCATAGCCAATCTAAAAGCTCAGTATGGTGCTGATGTGGCTGCATTCACTCGCACACCTGATGTATGGTTTGACAATGCCACATATAAAAATGTCAGCGGCACTGCCAACTTCACAGCGGAAGAGCAACAGCAATTCACCACAGGTATAGAGCAATTGAAGTCATTGTTGAACAGTGTACCAACTAATCTTTCGGCCATGTTGGGAGTGAACAAAGACTTCTTACCTTTCTTCATGCTATTCATTAATGATCAGATACGACAAGGCCGGATACCCACAGATACCAATCAATATCTAAAAGATTTTGCACAATTCTATCAAGGCAGAATGCAACAGCAGGCAGCAGGATTGAAAGCACAGAAAGCTCTACAACTGAGACAGCAGAAGATGAAAGACATGCCTCTGTTCCTAAAACAGATGCAGAAGCCATTAGCGGCTATGATGGCATTCTATAAAGAAGTTATTGCACTTAAAAATTTAACACTGGCAAAATTAAACAAAGCCACATCTATTGGCACATTCGCACAGACAGATGCAGGATTAGAAGTAACTGACCCAGAAGGATTTGTAGCAGTGGGCACAGCCGGAGATGCAGTTAAGTTAGTAGATCGATTAGGATTCAGCAGAAAGAATCTAACTGCGATCAACAAGTTTCAAAAAGCCTAACACAGTTTCATTCACAGCATTGGATAGAGCTTTGCTATCATAGAACCTATTGCGATTGTGCTGTCTAATTGATTCTGTTTCTCTGTAGATTTTAGCTTTATCCACAGTGCGAAGGTGTTGGCACAGAGACACTAGCTTTTCTATTCTTCTATTGGGATCTGTTTCTTGATCATAGCTCTCATCAAACACAGAATCAAATGTACGAAATCCCATTTCCTTTAATCTTTTTAGATATCCGTAATTGCCATGCACCACAAATATCTGCTGTGCTATGATGGGTTTCCACAGTTTCTCAGTAATGAATACATCATGATTATTATCGTTGGTTTCGGATACTAGGTTAAAAGCACAGTCATTAAACTGTGGTTCATACATGTCTTGATCACTGCCATAACGCGGATAACGGCTGGCATCTACCCAAGGCAACTCATAGGCTCGATCTAATTTGATATTGTGGGGAGGATCCAGGAAACTGATTAGACTATTATCCAGTAAAGATTCTTTACGTAGAGCATCAAACAGTTTTTTTCTATGTGTTCTAGATTGTTTGTTTAGATAAAGAAAATCATACTTTTTATTAGAGTGATTGAAATTGTATTTTCTATCCTGGTGTTTGCGATGCATTAGGAACCAAAACCAACTGATACTGCCACTCCATGTGCAGTGTTTGGTATTGCGAAGATACTCTTTATAATACTGCTGATTCTGCATGTTCTCTTCAGATTCCCACGGTTGTGATAGAATAAAAGAGAATCCACGATCTCGTAAAACTTTGATTCTGCGCTCTGTCTCCTGCCAATATTCAGGATTCTGCCAAAGACGATCGTTCTCTCTACGATGATCGATCAGTGCAAACAGTCTATCATACTTTTTTAAATCCACACTGTGCAGAGTATAATACTCTCCATTGCACACTATTTCTTCATTGGGTAATGATGCTTGAGCAAGGAATTGCTCAAGATCCTGGTGATTACCGGTTTTCATTAAGTCAGTGAGAAAGAAACTCTTAGTGGTCATTTATTATATGTATCTCTATAAATATTGTCATGATAGAATGTATATGTGAAAAATGCAGTTGTGAGCATCATTGCGAAACTGAGTGTTTTGAGTGCTTAAATTGTGGTTCTTGTGCCTGTGAGCACTGCAAGGATGAAAAAGAGAGCATTCCTTCCGAAAATTAATATAATACAGTAGAATTTACCAATCCGCAGTATAAATAACTGCAACATGTCACCTGAGCGGTGATATGCCATTTAACAAGAGAAAAAGGAGAAAATAAAATGGCTGAAGTAACAAATAACCAACCTAAGATTTCTTTAAATCAAGGGCTTGGACCAAGAACCACAATCGTTAACCTAGCATTAACCAATATGACCAATGCTAACGTTGATACTGTGTTAAAAGCAATTGCCCAAGATGGTTTCACCATCGCTGGCGTTACAACTGCTGACGGATCAGTATTTGTATCTGGCACAACTGACAACATCCAAATCGCAGTACAAGGTACAGCAACCTTCTCAGCTGATGGTTCAGATGCTTACGGTGTAACAGGTGCAGCAACTACAGTGTTAGCAATATTTGCTTAATTAGAAATAATCAAGTAAGTTATTAAAGTAAAGGGTGGACATTTGTTTGTTCACTCTTTCATATAAAAAGGAAAAAACAAAATGGCTAGTTTTACTAGAACCAACAGCACAACACCTTTTGCAGTGGGAGCATACGTTCAAACTTCAAATGTGGGAGCTTACATTATCACTGTGAAAAACAGCGATAACAACGTACAAGATCTAAGAACGGCAACAGGAAGTTTAGAAGCAATCGAAATGCTTGTATCTAACCTAAACGTACTTGGATACACAATCACTGACAGTGGTGCAGGAACTATCTCTATATTAGTAGATAATTCACAGCACAATGCAACATCAATACGAGATCTTGTGAGAAATTTCGTATCAGCTGACAGAGACGATTCAACTGAAAATTTAGGTTTTGGTGGATCAACAGTTGTTGCGGCAACTACAATCACAGTAGCGTAATTAAGTTTATTAAACTGATCGAAAGGGTGGACATTTATTTGTTCACCCTTTTTTGTTTTGCGAGTAAATAGTAATATGCACACATATTGTATTACCACGCTGGTGGACATCACGGAGAACGGAGTACTACGCAGTCAATTCCCATTCAAAACCAAGAGTGGAGAACTGGTGCATGACTCTGCCACTCTTGCCATTGCTCGTAATCAACAGGCCAATTTTACCACACTGTTACAATTACTACAGATGAGAAGTAACATTGATTGGGAATCCACTCCCAAGAAACAGATGGATAATATAGTGAACTGGCGTTTTGGATCTGTGTTCGAAGGTCGTCATACCATATGGCAGTTCGAATGGCAGGTGGAACAATCAGAAGTGTATGCTTTTGATAGTGATCCTGTAGGCGGATTGATAGAAGATTTTGATCAGATACCCATAATAAATTTTTGCAAAGAAACAGCCGCATTTCCTAAGAATGTTTTTAACACACAAGACCCACGTTATATAAACACCTACTTTACGAAAATAACGGTTTAGAATAAATAATGTTACTCAAGGCACAAACAGCACTAATAGGCTCCGCAGGAAGTAATGGCAAATATACAGGCTCGGTTAAGAGAAATACGTACACAAGTAACGGAAATAAAACGAGAGTTGAGAATATTAATGAGTGATTTAGAAAAAACAAATTTAGAAGCACACGTGGACCTTTGCGCCGAGCGTTATAAAGGTTTACACGATCGTCTTTCTGCCATTGAAACCAGTCTTAAACGACTGAGTGACGATGTGCTTGAAGGACAAAAGAGCCAGAGCAAAACTCTTATAATGACTGCTGGCACTGTGGTAGCAGGTTTACTCAGCACCATAGTAGTGGTATTAATGAAAATCAGTTAATCTATAATAGAATGTACGTACACATATCTCGCCATGTGCGAGTATTCATCACTGAAAAGCAACATCTGTTCATTCACAAATGGCAGAATCATGAACACTTCCTACAATCTGAATTACCAATAGAAGAAGCTATCACAGCCAAAACACTGAGTGACAAAGGCATACTGGTAAGAAAAAAACTTGACAACGACACACAATACGCTTTAAATAAGCATATAAGATTTACTAACGAATAATAAAATATGCGTAATCGCGATGAACTGCTGAGACAGATAGAGGCCTACAATCTTGACGACAAACTCAAGGCGTTGGCCGAGCATGACGAGAAACATCGTCCATTTCGCCATCTACCCAAACAATTCAGCAAAGGTATTCTGATTGGCAACATAGCCATTGTACCTCGCAGAGCTGATGAAACTCGTTTTGTGTATGTGATAGCAGACATGATACAAGCACGAATTGTGTACGAAGATATACACCTCAAACAGAGTGCCATCCTCATAGCACATCATCTAGCAGATGGTAAAACAGTGCCAGAAAATATACTGCATTGGGATTCAGAATTTGCCAGTCGCATATTCGATATAAAGAGCTACAAAGGCAAACTGAGATCAGCAGAAAAAAGCGGTGATGAAGATCAAGCATTCATATATGAGAACAAATTCCGCGAAGCAAACCGTCAAGCGGACGCTATTAAGCAGAGAATACACAATTTATTTGATAGCACGTTCAGAACCAACCCAGCTAAATAAACACAGTACAAGGAACAACACATATGGCAACAACAGTAACCGTAACTTACATATTAGAACAGGACGAAGGTAGTACCGAATTTCCTGCATCAGCTGTTAGCAGATTAAATGCAGCATTAGCCAGCGGAGCATTAGTTTCGAATACTAAAACACCAATTGTGTACCCATCAGAAGTAGTTGCAGGAAAATCAAGATTTAACGTTGTGAGAGTTTGGAGATCAGCAGAAGATAGACAAAGTTTTATGAATGCTTCAATTGCAGATACTGAATTACAATCATATTTAACAAGTAGCAACACAAACATAATTAATTCAACTATATCATAATATGAAAGCAACAGATCTAACAAAAAATATTACTACAGAGGGACTATTAACTCAATTCGAATCTCGATTTGGACAAACCATGAACCTACAAGGTCTAGCAGTGGAACAGTTAGAAGACATGGCTAATATGGTTAGAACTAAAATTCACGAGATTACAAACAATCAGCATTTTGGACAAGAATTAAAAGATGACAACTATCACAAACATCAGATGATGTTGGACATTTTAAATCAAGCAGTGCGAGAAGCTCAAGGTATCAACACACAGATTACTCCACAGCAACAATCTATAGCTAAAAAAATTCAACAAATATCTACTCTTAAACCACAAGACAAAGATGCTATAATTGGAGCCATGGTTCAAAAAGAAACTGCAGTTAAAGAAGGCATTGAAAATCAATCAGAATTAATTCTAGCGTCCAAAGATATGATGGACAAAGTGACAGCATTCTTAGAAGATTTAGCAAAAATGAAAACTGAGAGCATGTTAGAATTATCTGACAGAATTAGAGATGAAATGGGAGCAGACAAAGCAGATGCTTTTGCACAAAAAGTTAAACCAGCTCTAGAATCAGCAGAACAAACATTAACCGCTACAAGAACGGAATTAGATCAAGCAGTGAGAATATTAACAGGCGAAGAGATTGCAGCAACTGAACCAGTGGGATCATTGGATGAACCATTGGACACCACAGGTGATGAATTAGCTTCTTTAGAAGCACCAGCTTCAGATGAATTTGCAGCCACAGACGCCAATGCAGGCGGCACAGAACCCGAAGGTAGACAGAAGAGAGAAAGCCGTGAAGTTTTCGAAGCCAGCAACAGAATTTATTCAAGACTAGCTGGGAAGTAATCCCATGCGTTTTTCTGAGTTCCTCAACAATACCAATAATGAATTAGAATCAGTGATTGTAAACACTCTGCAGAATTTACGAGGCGATGCCGACGAGCAAGGACAAACAGCAGAGATTAGTTTTGATGCTCTACAACAAATAATTAAAAATACAGGGTATGCTACTTTCAACTACAATCTATTTAAAAGTATCTATGACAAAGGCACTGCTCTAAAGAATGTTGTGGATGATTTTAACCAAGAAAAAATTGTTCTCAAAACAGAGAAACAGGCAGAAAAAGATCCTGCAATGAACAAAGACAATATTGGCAGTACAGATACTGTAAAAAAGATGGCTAAAGCAGCCATGAAAAGAAGAAGTTAAACTTTATCCAACCACTCGGCAATCGTAGGAAATGTTTTTTTATAATCAGTTCCTCTTCTACGATCTAATTCTGTTAGATAAATTTTAAATTGTTTTTGTCTAAATAGATCAGGTTGTCTGTTTTCAAATTCGTTCATTATACCATTCATATAATTTTTATGATTAAGTTTAACAGAATCAGGATATCCATGACTATTAACATCAAAAAGATCCACAGCTTCTTTTAAACCAATGTCGTTAATTTTCCTACCAAATATACCCGGATATAGATATGGTCTTGGTCCAAAATTATGTGTACTGGCTTTCATCATAGACCAATAAACCGGTCTAATTTTTGACCATTTGTTTATATTTTTTACAAGCTCTGGCATGCCTGGCACAGCAGTTGCAGTCAATGCAGAATTAATATTTTGTAGAGTATTAGATTCATTTAATATGTATTCAAAGTTTTTTTGAAATAACTTTAAATCTAATCCATTCCTAACATATTCTGCTTCAGCACCCCACGAATCAAGAGATCCTATGATCTGTAATTTGTCTAATCTTTTTTCTTGCACAAGACGATTTAATCTTTGTACCCAATTTTTAACTCTTTCATGATCCACAGTTAAATTACTAAAGAAACATAGAGTAAGATCTGGTAATTCTTTTTGTTCTAAAAAAGCAATCATTCTTTCTGTTTCTTTTTGTATGAAAGGCTCTCCTCCTAAAATAATTAATTTGTGTAAATGATGTATATTTTTTTCAAACCAAAGAAATAATTTCTCTGTAGCTTCTTCAATGCGTGTAAAATTTGCAAATTCTCTGTTCCATTTTGCATCCATAACTACACCTTCTGTATTAAATGGTCCAAATCGTTTTTCCTCTTGATGTATTTTTGAACTAAAAATTTGACTACAATATATACATTTTAAATTACAAGTGTTGCCCCAGTATACTTCTAATATTCGAGGAGTAAGTTCAACTGCATCTAAATTATGCTCTAATTCTGGAGGTGCAGTGGTACCTTCCATATTAAGATGTATAGTTCTATCACTAGCTCCTCCAGCTTGTTCTATATGTTTACAATGTTCACAACCATTACCGGGCCACTCTCCCTTCAACATCTTTTTTCTTTCCTCAATCTTGTTAGGTATGTTATGAAAACCTAATACTTCTCCGCTTAGATCTAAAGGTCCATATCCTGCTCTATGACAACTAGCAGTATATCCGTCTGTAAGATAAACTGTGGAATGTGTCCATTTGAGTTGGCAAGCTATGCCTTTTTTTACAGGAAAAATTTTAGGAGGTTGTTGAGATATTCCCATTAGTTTACTCCACAACAATGATAACAGGCATTTAATCTTACATCAGTATTGGTGCCATTTATACCTTGTTCTAATTTACGAAAAAAAGATCCTTTTAATATTTCATCTAGTGATGTTTTATTTAAATTTATTTTATTGTAATCATCTACTAATTTTTGTGATTCGTGTGTTTTAGGATCTCCTATCCAACAGCAAGGAGTAACATAACCAGAAGCTAATAGATATATTTCAAATTTATTATTAGAACACGATACACAAGATATTTTTCTTGTTGCAAAATCATTTACTACTTCATTTGGAAGAATTTTTTTATTAATTTTTTCTACAACAGTAGTAAGTTTCTTTTCCATAGAAGGCTTTTCAATGTAATAATCATCCACTTGAATTTTATCCACATCTCTAAAAGTTCCATCGTAATCATAATCTTTCCACCTAGATGTAAAATCTAAATGAAAATGTTTAAAGCCCATACTTTTTGCTAATTTTTCTGCTTCAGTTGATTGATGCTGATTATGTTTAAAAGAAAACATTCTCCATCCAGCTTTCCCTCCTGCTGCTATGAAAGCTCGAACATTTGCCATGAGTTTGTCCCATTTAACATTCCTTCTATATAGATGGTTGGTATCTTCTAGTCCGTCTATATGAAAAAGCACTTCTACTCCTATCTTTGCTAATTCTGACCAAAATTCTGGAGTTCTTGCACCACCATTGGTAAAAAGTTCTAGTTGACATGTAGTATTATTTTGTCTAAGATGTTCATATATCTCTAGGCATTCTGGATTCATGGAACCATCCCCATAGGTGCCACACGAATAAAAACGATTTAATCTTTTTATAATGTTCAAACCAATTTTGTCTTTTATTAAATCCAATGATGTGTGAGAATTATTGGTAACATCTTTCCTCAGTTCCAATTTAAAATTGAATCTAGAACACATAGGACAGGCTGCATTGCAGTAATTAGAAAGCTCTGCATTGATACTGTTGATATTATCGATTGTGATATATGACATTCTAATATATAATTATGATAATGAAATTTACCAATGATACTCTCCTGGCTAAAGGCATAGCCTATGTAGTCAAATATCCTTATAATGAATTGAATCGTACATCGCCAGAGGGTAAAAGACACTATACTACACCAGATGGACGCACGGTGCCTTCGGTAACCACAATACTGAGTCAAACCAAAGACATGACACATCTCAATGCTTGGAAGAAACGAGTAGGTGAACAAGAAGCACAAAGGATAGCCACAGAATCAGCCAACATTGGCACAGTGATGCATCGCAGTCTTGAAAAACATGTCAAAGGTGAAGCTCGAGTGCCCGGTTCCAATCTTATACAGCAACAAGCACATGCTATGGCCAATGTGATCATAGAGAATGGTTTGAAAGATGTGTCAGAGGTATGGGGATCAGAGATTAATCTTTATTATCCTGAATTGTATGCAGGTACCACAGATTTAATAGGAGTATATAAAGGTGCTCCTGCAATAATGGATTTTAAACAAGCTCGTAAATTAAAGAAAAAAGAGTGGGTA